AGTGAAAAATTATGATGCTTAATGTTTATGCTATCCGTGACCTGCGTTCTGGTTTTTTCGGCCTTACCACCGAGCAGAATGACTATATCGCCGCCCGCAATTTCGCCAACGCTATCATGGAATCCAAAGGCGTGCTCTTTACCCACGCTTCTGATTTCCAGCTTTTCCGCATCGGCGAGTTCGATTTTGACAAAGGTGTTCTCATTCCGGCCCAGCTTCATGAGCTTGTTTCCGACGGCGCGGAGGTTCTTCGTTCTATGCAGCAGCAGAAGGAGGATGTCTGATGTTTCAGACTTGGCACCGCGAGCAGGAGCATTTTTGCTCTGAGCCCGGCTCCGGCGAAAAGATTCTTTATTCCCCCGAGTTCGACCGCTTCGGTGTTATGACCCTCAAGGAGAGTGGTAAAGAGGACCTCTACGCCTTTATCCAGAGCCACAAGGATTCTGTCGATCTTCATAAAATCATGGACAGGTTTAACGCCGGTGATACTGCCGTCCTGCAAAAGGTGCAAGGTATGTTTGGTGATTTCTCCCAGATGCCCCAGACCTATGCCGGGCTGCTCAATCACATGATAGAGGCCGAGCAGACGTTTATGAGCTTACCCCTCGAAACCCGTGAGAAGTTCGGCCAATCTTTCCATGCTTGGCTCGCCCAGGCAGGTTCTGAGAGCTGGTTAGAGGCTATGGGTATGGTTACACCACCCGCCTCTCAAAATCCCGCTGGTGAGCCGCCAGCGGCCTCACAGGGCCCGAAAGGAGGTGAGACAGACCCCGCGCCAGCCTCACCCGCTGGTTAAATTTAACATTCCTGACATTGGCTGAATCTGATTAAAGCAGCCTACACGGCCGCCCTGGCCGTGTGAACAACAGAGAGCGAGGGGCCCCATGGGCCCCTCCTTTTGAACAACCGTTACAGACTGGAGGTATTAACTTGTCTCGTAATGAAAATACAAGATTTGCTCTTAATCCTACTAACCTTGACATTGCTCGTAGTACTTTTCGGCGTGACCATAGTGTTAAACTCAGTTTCAACGTCGGAGACGTTATCCCCTTCTATGTGGACGAGGTTCTTCCCGGTGATACTTTCCAGGTAAAGACCTCTATGGTGGCCCGTCTCCAAACTCTGCTCACCCCTATGATGGATAACCTCTACCTGGATACCTATTTCTACTTCGTTCCCAACCGCATTGTCTGGCAGCATTGGCGTGAGCTTATGGGTGAGAATACACAGTCTGCCTGGATTCCCACGACCGAGTATTCCGTCCCCCAGGTGACTGCCCCTTCCGGTGGCTGGTCCATTGGCTCCATTGCCGACTACATGGGCATCCCTACTGGTGTTGCCAACCTCTCTGTTAATGCTCTCCCCTTCCGTGCCTACGCCCTCATCATGAATGAGTGGTTCCGTGATGAGAACCTCTCTGACCCCCTCAACATCCCTGTGGATGATGCTACCCTTGCAGGTTCCAATGGCACCAACTATATCACCGATGTTGTCAAAGGCGGTATGCCCTTCAAGGCCGCCAAGTTTCATGACTACTTCACTTCCGCTTTGCCTGCTCCGCAGAAAGGCCCTGATGTAACCATTCCTGTCGGCCAGGGTGGTAACCTTCCCGTTGTTTCTCTTGCCGAACGTGTTGACCATTCTCTCTTTAAGTCCCCTATGTCTGCTTGGGCTTCTGGTGTTAAGAGCGATACTGATTATTCCCGTACTACGCCGACTTTCGACTTTGGCACTACTGGTCCCTCTGCTACTGAGGTTAATTCTACCTCTACCGGTATCGGTTTTCCCTCTGGTTCTTCCCGTGATGGCACGTTGTACTTTGACAACCTGTGGGCTCTTCAGTCTGGTTCTGTGACGGCGGCCACTATCAACCAGTTGCGCATGGCCTTTCAGGTCCAGAAACTTTACGAGAAGGATGCAAGAGGAGGCACTCGTTACATTGAAATCCTCAAGTCTCATTTTGGCGTTACTTCTCCCGATGCTCGCCTCCAGCGTCCTGAGTATCTTGGCGGCAACCGTATACCTGTCAATATCAATCAGGTGGTGCAGAACTCTGCAACCCAGGCTGATGGAACTCCTCTCGGTGATACGGCTGCCTTTTCTGTTACTACCGATGTTCACGGCGATTTCATTAAGTCTTTTGTTGAGCATGGTTTTGTGATCGGTATTATGGTTGCCCGTTATGACCATACCTATCAGCAGGGCCTTGAGCGTTTCTGGTCCCGTCGTGACCGCCTGGACTACTATTTCCCCGTCTTCGCCAATATCGGTGAGCAGCCTATTCTGAACAAGGAAATTTACGCCCAGGGCACCGCCCAGGATGATGAGGTTTTTGGTTATCAGGAAGCTTGGGCCGATTACCGTTACAAGCCGTCCCGTGTTGCTGCTGAAATGCGTTCCAAGGCTCCGACCTCCCTTGATGTTTGGCATCTTGCCGATGAGTATACCCAGCTCCCGAAGCTGTCTGATGCGTGGATTCGTGAGGATAAGACCAATGTTGACCGTGTACTTGCTGTTACAAGTTCTGTGTCTAATCAGATGTTTGCCGACCTCTACATCCAGTGTAAGGCTACTCGGCCTATGCCTATGTATAGTATCCCTGGCCTTATCGACCATCACTAAGAGGTGAGATTATGGCTATGAATTCGGCTAAGTCGGCCTTGACTACTGCCTCTCCTGGTGCTATTGTAAGACCTGGGTCTCTTGATAAATACCGACTTAACACTACTGGATCTATAACTGGCGCCCTCCAAGGTATTGCGGGCAGCAATACCGCCGCCAGCGCTCAACAGGCAGAAGAACTCCGGAAGTGGCAGGAAGCGCAGTACGAAACCATGCGTCGGTACAACAGTCAAGAGGCCCAAAAAAATAGAGATTGGCAGGAGCGTATGAGCTCCACCGCCCATCAACGAGAGGTGCGTGACCTAATTGCTGCTGGCCTTAATCCCGTTCTTTCTGTCACTGGTGGTAGCGGTGCCGCTGTTACTTCTGGCGCAACGGCTAGCTCCGGTGCCCCGTCCGGTGCTATGGGCAGCGTTGATAATAGTGCCACTGGTGCTATTGCTGGCTTGTTTGGGAGTTTGCTTAGTTCTTTTTTAAGCCTTGAGGGCACCCGTGTTTCTGCTCAGTCTAATCAGGCTATCGCGGATAAATATACGGCTATGTCCAAATATACTTCCGAACTTCAGGCACAAACTCAGCTTAATACGGCTACTATTTCTGCCGCTGCTCAACGTTATACTGCTGATGCTCATTTAGCTGGTACAAAGTATGCCGCAGACCAGTCTGCCGCCGCTCAGAAGGTTGCCGCCTCTATCCATGCTGCTGCGCAAAAGTATGGTTATGACGTGCAGTCTATGACGCAAAAGGAGATTGCCGCCTTTAATGCTGAGGTGAATAAAGATTTACAGCAGGCAGGCTTTAAACAGGAGTTTGATATCAAAGAAGCTTTCCCGAATAATGCTTGGAATGCTTTTGGTGGTCTTGGCACTCAGGCTGTTGAGGATATTCAAAATGCTAATTTACCCTGGGGTAAGAACATCTTTGATTATTTTGCCAACGTGCTGCCCGGTGCTGCTTCTGGCAAGGATGCTTCGAAGAAGCGTAAAAATCGCTGACGACTGAGGCTGTCAGGTGGAGGGTGTGGGAACCAATACTATCTTGATATATTGGTTCCCACTGACACCACCCTGGCCCCGAGTCCGGAAAAGCTTGCGGCTCTAAGATTGTAGCGATTGGAGGTAGTTGTTTGTCATGTTTTCACCCCCTTAAGGGTTTTCAAGTCGGTTTTACCAAGAATGGCAAGGCCGATATGAAGATAGTTCCCTATGGTGTCCATCACCTAGAGTTGCGAAAAGGTCGCATCTGTACGTCAGATGTTCCCGAGATTTCCGCTTACGCGGAAAAGACTTGGCTCGATTGGGTTGAAATCCCCTGCGGTAAGTGTGAAGGCTGCCGTATAGCCCGCTCCCGTGATTGGGCTAACCGCTGTATGATGGAACTCGAATATCATGATTCCGCTTACTTCCTCACTTTGACTTACGATGAAGAACACGTCCCCCGTCACTGGTATGCTGATCCGGAGACTGGAGAGGCGATGCAGTCACTTTCACTCTGTAAAAGAGATTTACAGCTGTTTTGGAAGCGTCTTCGCAAAGCTTTTCCCGATGACCACATTCGCTATTTTGCTTGTGGTGAGTATGGCTCCACGACTTTCCGCCCTCACTACCATGCAATAGTTTTTGGTCTTCACTTGCATGACCTTGTTCCTGTGCAAGATATCCGGCGTGGCGATGTCGGATATCAGTATTTTTACTCAGAGGCTTTACAAAAGGCCTGGAGTGTGGTAGAACAGAAAGGGGAGTATGACACCCCTTGCATCCGGAAGCCTATCGGCTATGTCCTGGTTGGTCAGGTTAACTGGGAAACCTGTGCTTACGTTGCCCGGTACGTGATGAAAAAGGCTTGTGGCCCAGAAGCTGATGTCTACCAGACGTTTAACATCCAGCCCGAGTATGTCGACATGTCCCGCCGCCCTGGTATTGGCCGCCAATGGTACGAAGACCATCCCGAGTGTATGGAGTATGACACAATCTCTATTTCTACTTCTGATGGCGGTCGCAAGATTCGCCCTCCCAAGTATTTCGACAAGCTGTTTGACCTGGAACAACCGGAGCTTATGGCTGAGATTAAGGCCAAGCGCAAGCACTTTGCCGAGGAAGGCAAGAAGGCCAAGTTGGCTCAGTCCACCATGACTTATGAGGAAATCCTTGAGACCCAGGAGCGCGTGCTCCATAACCGTATAAAAAATTTGAGAAGGGAGTTGTAATCATGGCTCGAAAAATGAAGCGTTCTCAGGACAGGCAGGTTTTTCGTCACACCGCCGTCAATTCCAAGCGTATCAATGTGAATCCCAAAATCTATCGCGGAGGTATCAGGATGTGAATGACGAACGTGCTACCGTCTGTGTCCGGCTGAATCTCGATGCCGACTGTTATGAGCTGGCCGCCAAGGTTTGGCGTTCTCTCGATATGGAGCTTGATTTTTATGAGTTCCTTGCTTTGGAGCTTCAAATCCGTCTAATTGAGCTTTCTGGCTTTCTAGATGATTGGAGTGAGAAAGAAGAAGCAACTTAGCGTTGCTTCTTCCAGATGATCCAATCGGTTACTTTCATGATTTTGTACCCGCCTTCGACTTTGACGACTACTTCATCCCCGTAGGCTGCTTTTTGCGCATAGTATCTGGATTTGTATAATCCGGTGTACTGGTTGTATCCGTCCCTGTCGAACATTTCATCGTATTTCATGCTTGTGACCTCCTTTACTGTACTTACAGTATACCACACTTAAATATTTTTGTCAAGTAAATTTTTAAATTGGAGTGAAAAATTATGATGCTTAATGTTTATGCTATCCGTGACCTGCGTTCTGGTTTTTTCGGCCTTACCACCGAGCAG